TAACAATTGATACAACTGCTTTAACATTCGTCCAGTTCTCTGGTGCTGGTTCTGTTATCGCTGGTGATGGTTTAACTAAATCTGGTAATACTCTAAACGTAGTTGGAACTACAAACAGAATTTTAGTTAATGCTGACTCTATTGATATTTCCTCAAGTTATGTTGGTCAGTCTTCAATTACAACTCTTGGTACTATTACTACTGGTACTTGGAATGGTTCTGTAATTGGTGCTACTTATGGTGGTACTGGTATTAATAATGGCAGTTATACTATCACTCTTGGTGGTAATATTTCTACTGCTGGTTCATTAACTACTGCTGGTGCTTACGCTACAACATTAACTACAACTGGTAATACTTCTGTTACCTTACCAACAAGTGGTACACTTGCCACTCTAGCTGGTACTGAATCATTAAGCAATAAAACAATTACTGCTTCTAGTTTCTCTGGCACTACTCTTGCAGCTTCTGGTTTAGTAACACTCACTAATACTACTGATGCTTCTGCTCTTGGTACTGCTGGTGTTGTTACTTCTGGTGGTTTATCAGTTGCTAAATCAATATATGTTGGTATTAATATCACTGGTGCTGGTGCAGCTACTTCAACTTTGGATGGTTTCCAAATTGATGGCGGTACATACTAATTAAATTATAATATTGGGGATTTTTATTCCCAATTAACCTTTTTAGGAATATAGATGAGTGCTGCTCCTGCTGCTGCTGCTAATAAAGTTTTACTTAAGAAGTCTTCTGTTGTAAGTAAAGTTCCACTGACGACTGACTTGGCATATGGTGAATTGGCATTAAACTATGCTGATGGATTATTATATTATAAAAGCGCAAATAATGTAATACAATATTTCTCAGATAGTAATACTAGTGTAACATTAACTGGTACTCAAACTTTAACGAATAAGACTTTAACTAGTCCTACAATTAATAATGCAATATTAACTGGCACTGTTACTGCTGGTGGTAGTGTTGGAACAAATGGACAAGTTTTAGCATCTACTGTAACTGGTGTTCAATGGGTTGACAGTGGTGCAGCAGTTGATCCAGTTACTACAATCACAAAGTCGTTGACTCTGACAACTGACTGGCAAAATACAGGAATTAGTTATACAGATTTAAGCACAGGGACATATCTAGTTCAGTTATATGCAAATGATACTGGTGCTGGTGGTTCTAATTCAAATGAGTATTATTCGGGAACTATGAGTTGGTATGCTGGGGCAACAAATTCTTCAGTAGAATTACCAACTGATGAGATTGTACTACACAGAGCAGGACAGTCTAGTGAGGGTGGTCTATATTTAAGAACATTTAGATCAACTTCTGGAAGTGGTGCAAATTTAAAATTGCAGATTTACGCAAACTTGGCTAACTCATCAGCATCGAATTATGTGTTTAAGTTTAGAAAAATGATCTAACATAAATAGAAATATAAGGGGAGTTTTAGATGGCATTTAAAATAAAAGACGGGTTGCGAATTGGCACCACAGATATATTCAACACTTCTGCTCAAGTAGTTGGTACTGGTGTAGCATTTGCAGGTTCGACTAGCGGAGCGACTACTCTTCTTGCAACTGCAGTAGCTGGCACAACGTCATTAATACTACCAGCTGCATCTGATACTTTAGTTGGTAAAGCAACTACTGATACTCTAACAAATAAAACAATCGCTGCTGGTTCAAATACTATCAGTGGATTAACTAATACTAATCTATCTGGTACTGCTGGTATTACTAATGCCAACTTAGCGAATAGTTCTGTTACTATTGGTTCAACAGCAATCTCACTTGGTGCTTCTAGCACTACTATCGCTGGTCTTACATCAATTGATGCTACTGTTGGTTCCACTTCTTTCTTTGCTACTCCAACTTCACCAGCCTTATTTGGTGCTGGTACTGCTATTACTATTGGTGCGGCAACTGGTTCAACTACTGTTAATAATAGTTTAATAGTTGCTGGAAATTTAACAGTTAATGGATCAGTCACCGCAGTTAATAGTAATACATTAACTGTTGATGATAAAAATATTGAATTAGGATCAGTTACAGCTGTCACTCCAACTGGTAACATTAGTGCTGGTTCAGCAGTTGTTACAAATCTTTCAAGTACTGCAAATATTATTGTTGGCTCCGCAGTTAGTTCGCTAACTGGTGCGGGCACTGTCACATTACCAGCAAGCACTACAGTTGCTTCTGTCGATAGTTCAACTCAAATTACTCTAAGCGCCACATTAACTGGTACTAGTTCTCAGGCTGGCGCAACATTAAACATTGGTGGTGCGACAGACGTTACTGCTGCAGGTGGTGGTATTACGCTTAAAGGCACTAGTGATCATAGTATTACTTGGAGTGTAGCAAACGGCTGGACATCAACTGAAGATATTAACATTGCTACTGGTAAGATTTATAGAATTAACGGTACATCAGTTCTAAATTCAACAACTCTTGGTTCTGGAGTTACTAGTTCTTCACTTACTTCTGTTGGTACAATTGGTACTGGTGTTTGGCAGGGTACATTAATTGGTGCTACATATGGTGGTACTGGTGTAAACAATGGTTCCAATACTATCACAGTTGGTGGTAATGTTTCAATTGCAAATGCGTTCACTACTAGCGGTGCGTTTGGTTTAACACTTACTGCAACTGCAACTACCAATGCTACTCTACCAGCAGGAACTACTACTTTATTAGCTACTACTGGATCTGGTTCAAGTTTAACATTCGGTACAGGTAGTTTATCATTATCAAGTAATTTAACTACCACTGGTGGATTTACTACAAGTTTAACACAATCTGCCAACGTAACATTAGCATTACCAGGTGCAAATGGCACACTGGCTACTCTTGCTGGTACAGAAACGCTAACTAATAAAACAATTGGTACTACTCTTACTTTTGCTACAGCTACACCTACTACAATTTCTACAGAAGCTGTTGTTACAGCTACAGTTGCATCTGCCTCAGTAGCTGATGTTGATACATGGCCAATAGCAACTTATAGAGCAGTAAAATATTTGGTCACTATTAAACAAGGTACTAACTATCAGGTAAGTGAAATTATAGTTATCCATGATGGTACTACTACATACATGACTGAATATGGAGTTATAGAAACCAATGGTGTATTGGGAGCATTTACTTCTGATATATCTGCAACAAATGCTAGATTGCGTGTAACTATGGGTTCTGCAACTTCTTCAACAATAAATGTTAGACGAACTCTGATGGTCGTTTAATAGTGTTAGTATGGGGACTATCGTAGTCCTTATTTCGTGGAAAATGAAACGAAATGGCGAACGAATTTAAAATCAAGAATGGGTTATCCATTGGTGGCACCACCTCTGGAGTTACAATCCTTAAATCAAGTGCAGCTGCTACTGGTACATTAACGCTACCAGCTACAACTGACACGTTGGTTGGTCTGGCCACGACAGATACACTAACCAACAAAACCCTTACATCTCCGACAGTTAATTCTGCTACTGCAAATAATTTAACATTAACTGGTACTGTTACTGCTGGTGGTGGAACAGGCACAAGTGGACAAATTCTTTCTTCCACAGGATCTGGTATTCAGTGGATAACCCAAGCAACTAGTAATTCTGTTTTTATTGCCAATGCTAGAAGCGATCTCGGATATGTATATGATGCTACTGTCACAATTATAGAAGACCTAGGCACACCAATTGGTACCACAACAATATCGTATGACTTAGCTGTTCTTAAAGTTGATGGTATTGTTTCATTAGACAATTTGGATAGTTCTGTTAAATCAGACTATCTTGCTCAAGCAATTATTTTTGGATTCTAAGGATATAAAATGGCACGTCAGTTAGTTGAGAAATATATTTTCACCCCAGGAGTTGCGAACGTAGGCAACTTAAAAATTCCTGGCAAGATTGAATTAAATCAGTTATTAATTATTGCCAATAAAACCACTCAAGAGAACATTTATGCTCTTGGCGATACAACACGTAATGCATATTCATTAACTTATGATGCAACAGATAGTACTACTTTTTATTCACCAGATGATGGTGTAACTACTATTGTATTCGCCAGAGATACATCGGCAATGTCTGCAAATGATAAGATTGCTGTTTATACTGATGCTCCAAAGAACGTGGGTAATATTATTCGTCCATATGCGTTTGGTGTTGATGCGATTGAAAGACAACGTGTTTCCAGCCCACAAGCATTGATTGATGCTGACTTTGAGTATGGACTACAACCAACTAAGTGGCAGAACTATACTGATATGCGTAATATTCCAGGTGTATTCGAAAAACCTGGACTTGATTTACCAATCACTGCAGTTACGACTGATGGAACAACCCCATCTCTTATTACTGTTACTACTGGTTCTGCTCATGGCATGGCTGCTGGAGATCCAATTATTATTTACGGTTTAGGTATTGTTAGCACCTACGCTCGTGCTGAAGGCGCATTTGTTTGCGCATCTGCTTCTGGTACTACTCTGACATATTATGCTAAAGGTAACGTAGGTTCCAATGGTAATTCATTATTTACTTCATCAACCTATGGTCGTAAGGCTGGATTCTTTTCTGGAGCAAACTTACCAATAGCAAGCATTGCAAGTGATGCTGCATCACCATCAGTAATTACAGTAACAACTTCTAATAACCATGGTCTAGTTCCTGGAGCAACTTTACTTTGTGTTGCTACTTCTGTTGGTACTAACCATGGATTAATGACTGGTGCAGTTTACGCAGAAACAGTTCCATCTCCAACTACCTTTACCTTTACTGCCAGAACTGGTGGTGCAGTGGCAAACGCATCTATTACGGCAAATATATATACTCGTTCTGACGCATTTGTTTTGCATCGCCCATTTGATGGTGGTGTTCAACTTGGTACATTCAATCCTAGTCATGGTGCTTCAGTTTCTCGTCAAACTAAAAAATACATGCGTTACCAATCTGGTAAAGGATTGCTTTGGACGTCAGGTGTATTATTTAATCCAGTTCTTAACTTAGACCAAATCTCTGCATCAAGCACTTCTATTGGTGCAACTATTACAGTAACAACAGAAAATGACCATGGTCTACAAGCTGGTGCAACAGTTCTTATCGCAGGTGTTGTAACTGCTGGATATAATGGAACATATGTTGTTAATGCTGTTACAAACGAAAATACATTTACGTATATAGCAACTATTGCCCCAGCATTAACAAATGCTGTTATTACAAATCTTCCACGTGTAACAATTAAAACATGGCATGGTGCCACAGTTCGTGTTGGTCCATTCGATGATCAAAATGGATTATATTGGGAATTTGATGGATCAGAATTAGCAGTTGGTAAGCGTTCTGGTACATATCAGTTGTCTGGAACAATTGCTGTCAATGCTGCATCTCAGGCAGTCACAGGAACAACAACTCGTTTCACTCAGCAATTAAAATCTGGTGATCGTATTATTATTCGTGGTATGACTTACATGGTTAACTCTATCACAAGCGATACAGCATTAACTATTAATCCAGAATTCCGTGGCGTCAATAACGTATCTGGTGTTAAAATTGCAGCAATTATTGAAACTCGTATTCCACAATCTCAGTTTAATGTGGATAAAATTGATGGTACTGGTTTCTCTGGTTATAATATTAACCTAAACAAGATGCAGATGTTGGGTATTTCCTCAACATGGTATGGTGCTGGTTTTATTGACTACATGGTACGTGGTGTAGACGGTAACATGGTTCTTGTTCATCGTATGAAACAAAACAACGTAAACGATGAAGCATACATGCGTACAGGTAACGCTGCTGTTCGTTATCAGGCTATTAATGAATCCGCACGTGATCGTCTTGCAGTAGCAATGACAAACAGTGATACATCAATGACTCTTGCGGATGCAAGCAGATTCCCAAATCCAGGTGCTACTTATCCTGCAGCTGTTATGTGTGAGGGTGAGATTATTCGATATACCACCAAAACAGGAAACGTACTTTCTGGTTTAACTCGTGGTTCTTCAATCTCACAGTTTAGTGGTGGACAGGCAAGAACATTTACTGGAACTGCTGCAGCAGCACATGCTTTAGGTAATGGATATAACTCAGTAACTCTTGTAAGTTGTACTGCTGCACCAGTTGTTAATCACTGGGGTTCTTCTTATATCATGGATGGTGGATATGATCAAGATCGTGGTTACTTCTTTAACTATCCAAAAGTTAATTTTGCTTTGACTAATGGACAAGTTTTAACTGCATTCTTTGTTCGTCTTGCACCTTCTGTTAGTAACTCAGTAACAGGAACTCTTGGTGATCGTGAACTTATTAATCGTTCACAATTACTTCTGCAAAGATTACAAGTTCAGTCTGACCAATCTGTTCAGGTTTATGGTATTTTAAATCCAGGTAATATTGATGCATCATCATTAACTTGGAATACTTTGAATCAAACATCATTCGGATCGCAACCTTCTTTTGCTCAAATTTCAACTAGCAATACCACTGCTGCAACTCCAGGTGAACAGATTTTTGGTACGTTAGCACCTCCAGGTGGTTTGAATGAAGTTGACTTAACTGCACTTAAAGAATTAACAAATTCGTCTATTGGTGGTTTTAGTAACTATCCAGATGGTCCAGATAACTTAGCGATTGTGGTTCAAAATCTTACAACAAATGCTGCACGTGTAAGTCTTAACTTATTCTGGTCAGAAGCGCAAGCATAAATATACAAATTAGAGGACAATTATGGCAACCCAAGTACAATTTCGAAGAGGAACCACAGTACAGAACAATGCGTTTACTGGTGCGCAGGGCGAAATTACAATTGATACAGACTTAAAAACCCTGCGTCTTCATGATGGTACTACTGCTGGTGGTGGTTCCACTATTGTCACTCTTGCTGGTACTCAAACCCTAACCAACAAAACTTTGAGCACTGGATCTACATGGACAGGTTCTGCAGTTGGTCTGGCATATGGTGGTACTGGATCTTCTTTAACCGCAACTGCTGGTGCTGTTCCTTATTCTACTGCTTCTGGTTTAGCTCTTAGTGCTGTTGGAACTACTGGTCAAGTACTAACATCCGCTGGTGCTGGTGCTCCAACATGGGCAACTCCAACAGTCTACGCAACTACTGGTAAATCTATTGCTATGGCAATAGTATTTGGAGCATAATATGGCAATCCCAATAACTAGAGAAGGTTTGAAGCAATATTGCCTACGAGATTTAGGTGCGCCTGTACTAGAAATTAACGTAGACGATGATCAGCTAGAAGATCGTATTGATCAGTCGTTAGAATTCTGGCGTCTCTACCACTATGATGGTATTGAGAAACTTTACATGAAGCAGCAGATTCGTGCTTCTGAGATTGTTATTCAACAATCAATTGCTCAAACTTTTAAATTAGAAGATATTGTTAGAGGTCAAATTTCTGGTGCCACCGCAAAAGTATCTAAAGAAAATCTTCGTTCATCAACAGGAACTTTACTTCTTGTAAGAAATATTACTGGTACGTTCCAAGCTGGTGAAACTATTATCGCTGACAGTGGTCAAACAGCAACTCTTGTATCTGCTACTAAACATGAGTACGATAACAAATATATTGAGATAGATGATTGGGTATATGGCATCACTCGTGTGTTACCTTTCTCTCAAGCATCTTCCTCAAAGAATCTATTTGATTTGCAGTATCAGTTGCGTTTAAACGACTTATATGATTTATCATCAACATCAATCGTTTACTTTAAAACTGTAATGAGTCACTTGGCCATGCTCGACTTAGAGTTAAATGGTTATCCGCTATATCGTTTTAATCGTTTACAAAATCGTTTGTACTTAGATATCAATTGGGAAACTGACATTCCACTTGGAGACTTCATTGTTGTTGAAGCATATCGTGCGCTAAACCCAGCAGAGTTTACAAAAGTATGGAATGAGAACTGGTTGAAAAGATACGTAACTGCGCAATTTAAGCGTCAATGGGGAACCAATCTTAAGAAATTCTCTGGCATTCAACTTCCTGGTGGTGTAACACTTGATGGTGATAAACTTTACGATGAAGCCACCACAGAAATAAAAGATCTCGAAGACGAACTACAAAATAAATCTGCACCTCTTGAATTTTTTCTTGGGTAATTAATGCCAACCAATGTTTATTTTACGCAGGGAACTAAGAACGAACAGTACTTAGTTGAAGACCTGATCATAGAATCGTTAAAGATATTTGGTCAGGAGATGTTTTACATCCCAAGAACATTGGTTTCAAAAGATGAAATTCTTGGCGAAGATCGTCTATCAAAATTTACTTCATCATTCCCAATTGAAATGTATTTTGAGAACGTAGATTCTTTTGCTGGTCAGGGTGCGTTTATTCAGAAATTTGGTTTAATGATGGAGCAATCTGCTACGCTGGTAGTTGCTCGTAGACGCTGGGAACAATTAGTTGGTCGTTATGGAGTTACTAATATTCCTACTCGTCCGAATGAAGGCGATCTACTTTATTTCCCGTTGACTAAAGGTTTGTTTGAAATCAAATTCGTACAACACCAAGATCCATTTTATCAGCTTGGTAAACTTTATGTTTACAAACTACAGATTGAACTCTTTCAATATGCTTCTGAAGCAATTGATACTGGTATTCCTTCTATTGATGCGTTTGAAACACTAAAAACATTCAATACAAATACAACTCGTACACCATATGGTGAGGTAACTTCTATTACAGTTAGTAATCAGGGAGTTGGTTATACTTCTGTTCCAACAGTATCATTCACTGATGGTGGTGGTTCTGGTGCAGCTGCTACTGCTGTACGTGGAACTGGAGCGAATATAGGTAAAATTATTCGTGTTGACATTACAGATCCAGGAATTGGTTATTCAACTGCACCAACTGTAGTATTTACTGGTGGAGGATTTAGTTCTACTGCAGTAGCGACTTCATCAATCTCAGCCAACGTAGATAAACCAGAATCATTCGGTGATAACAACAAGTTTAAAACAGAAGCACAGGATGTATTGTTTAGTGTAACAAATCCATTCGGTGAAGTAGATAAAGAGAATAATCCATAATGTTAAACAATAAAGTTTTCTATCATGGAATTATACGCAAATGTATCGTAGGATTTGGTACTCTATTCAGTGACATCTATATCGATCGTAAAGAAGGTGACTCTGTTACTGGAACTACTATTCAACGTCTTCAAATCCCACTTGCCTATGCACCTAAAGAAAAATGGATTGTTCGTCTAGACCAAGATCCAAATCTAGAGAATCACACTTACATATCACTACCACGTATGTCTTTTGAGATTACTGGTTATACTTATGATGCAGCAAGAAAAACTGCTCGCATGCAAAGGATTACTTGCGGTGATACTAGCACTTCAATGTCATACATGTATGCTCCAGTGCCGTATAACATAGACATATCTTTATACATTCTCACTAAAACTCAAGAAGATGCTATGCAGATTGTTGAACAGATTCTTCCTACCTTTACTCCAGAATATACGTTATCAGTTAATGCTATTCCAGAGATGAATGTTACACAAGACATTCCAGTTATCTTAAATGGTATTACAGTTCAAGATGAGTATGATGGTGATTTTCAAACACGTCGTTTCGTTACACATACTTTGACATTTACGTTAAAGACAAACCTATATGGTAATGTTAATACTCAAGGTGTTATTGATCAGGTTACTGCTAATATTGGTCAGAACGAAAACTTTACTAACCCAAATAGAATTTATGCAGCAGAAGGTAATCCTATCACCGCAACTGTTGCGAATGAAAATTGGACGTTTAATTTATAATGGCACAAATTTATAATGCTAATGTAAACTTAAAAGCAGCTGGGGTAAAGGTTCAATTTACTCCAGAACAGGTTCAGGAATATCTAAAGTGTGCGGCTAGTCCAATTTACTTTATTGAAACATATTGTAAAATTATTTCACTTGATCATGGTTTAATTGATTTTAAACTTTATCCATGTCAGGTCAATAAAGTAAATATAATTCATAATAATCGTAAGGTTATTCTTATGGAAGGTCGTCAGCAGGGTAAGACGACTACATCGGCAGCTTATATTCTTTGGTATACTTTATTCCAAGAATCTAAAACTGTTGCAATCCTTGCAAACAAAGCAACTGCTGCTCGTGAGGTTCTACATCGTTATCAATTGATGTATGAGAATTTACCTCACTGGTTACAACAGGGTGTTATTACTTGGAATAAAGGTGACGTTGAATTAGAAAACAAGTCCCTTGTATTTACTGCAGCAACAACTGCTTCTGGTATTCGTGGTAAATCTGTTAACTTGCTTTATGTTGATGAGACTGCCATTATTCCAAACACAGTTGCTGAGCAATTCTTTACGTCAGTCTACCCAACTATTTCAGCTGGTGATACTACAAAGATTCTATTAAGTTCTACACCTCTTGGTTATAATCACTTCTGGAAATTCTGGAATGATGCTGAGAATAAGAGAAATGATTTCGTTCCATTGTTTATTCCTTATTGGGAAATTCCTGGACGTGATGAGAAATGGGCAGAAGCACAACGTCGTCAGCTTGGTGATTTAAAGTATAATCAAGAGGTACTATGTAAATTCCTTGGTTCTAGTTTAACTCTAATCAATGCTGATACTATCGCCAAGATGTCTTTGGCTCAAACAGTTTATAGTAAAGATGGTTTAGATATCTACGAAAAACCACAAAGAGGTCATACGTATGTTATCGTAGCTGATACTGCTAAAGGTGTTGGTGGTGACTACTCTGCCTTTACTATTATGGATATAACTGAAGTCCCGTATAAACTGATCGGGAAATATAGAAGCAATATAATTAGTCCGCTTCTATATCCAAACTTCATTTATGAGGTAGGTAAACAATATAATTATGCATATGTTCTGGTAGAGATAAATTCTTCCGAGCAGGTGCCTCATATTCTTTACCAAGAACTAGAATATGAAAACATACTTTTCGTAAATAGAACTACAGGGTCTCAAGTTGTTTCTGGTGGTTTCGGTGGAGGTAAAACTCAACTCGGAGTCAATACCGATAAGAAAGTTAAAAGAATCGGTTGTCATAACTTCAAATCCTTAGTGGAAGAAAATAAATTAATAATACAAGACGCAGATACGATATCGGAAATTTCAACCTTCATCGAAACCAAAGGTACATATATGGCGGATGATGGTTATCATGATGACTTAGTGATGAGTTTGGTTCTGTTTAGTTGGCTTACTACCAACCCTTATTTTAAAGACCTAAATAATATTAACTTGAGAGAAATAATGTATAAGAAACAGATGCAAGCGATCGAGGATGAACTTACGCCATTTGGGGTTTATGACGATGGGAACCATGAAGAAAAAGCACCCCTGAACTTTTAAAATTAGAAATGTGGGTTTTCATAAATAAATTAGTGATGACCATGCCCATGATTGTCAAAAAAATAACATGTTAATGTAATAAGGAGAATTACAATGCCTTTTCAACTAAGTCCTGGCGTTGCAGTCGTAGAAAAAGACTTTACCTCTATCGTTCCAGCAGTAGCTACCTCAACTGGTGGCTTTGCAGGTGCTTTTGTGTGGGGTCCAGTTCTAGATCCAGTAACTATCAATTCTGAAAACAATCTAGTTTCAAGATTTGGTAAACCAAATGACGACAATGCAACTTCGTTTTTCACTGCAGCAAACTTCCTATCTTATGCAAACGATCTTTTAGTCGTTCGTGCTGATACGGTTGATCATAGAAATGCTGTTTCAACTAAAACTGGTGGTATCACTGCAGTAACTGTGGCTGGTACTAACTCTGGTTATTCTTCAACTGCTGCTGCTCCTACTATTACTGTTGGTGCTCCACAAATTACTGGTGGAACTCAAGCAATTCTAACTGCAGTTCTTTCTGGTGGTGCAATTACTGCTGTTGCAGTTTCTAGTGGTGGTACTGGCTACTCTGGTACTCCAACTGTAGTTATCACTTCTTCTGGTGGTGGTTCTGGTGCTACATTTAGCGTAACTGTTGTTGCTAACGCAATCACTGCTGTTACAGTTCTAACTGGTGGTTCTGGTTACAAAGGTACTGTTACTGCTGCATTCTCTGGTGGTGGTGGTTCTGGTGCTTCTGCTGGTGCAGTTACTGTTGGCACTTCATCTATTAGCGTAACTCTTACTAATCCTGGTACTGGTTATACTTCTGCTCCAACTGCTACACTTAGCGGTACTGCTACTCTTACACCAGTAGTTACTGTTGGTGGTATTAAGATTAACAATGAAGCTGCATACACTACAACCTACATTAATGGTGCTGGTGTTGTTGGTGAATTTGCTGCTAAGTATCCAGGTGCTCTAGGTAACTCTATCGCTGTTCACATGGCTGATGCTGCAACTTATTCTACTTGGACTTACAAGACTGAATTTGATGCAATCCCAGGCACATCCAACTACGCAACTAATGCTGGTGGATCAAATGATGAAATGCACATAATTATTATTGATACACTTGGACAGTGGACTGGTACTATCGGTTCTGTACTAGAAAAGTATGCTTTTGTTTCTAAAGGTTCTGATGTTAAGAAAGATGATGGAACAAACAACTATTACCGTGATGTAATAAACAATCGTTCTAAGTATGTATGGTGGATGGATCATCCAACTGTTGGTACTAACTGGGGCAATGCTGCTCTTGGTACTGCGTATCTTTCTTTAGGTACTCCATACGCATCTGCACTAACTGGTGGTCTTGATGATGTTATTCCAACTGATGGTCAGCTAATGACTGCTTGGGCAATCTTCTCTGACGATAGTCAGTATGATGTTCGTCTATTGCCAGTTGGTAAAGCGTCTGCAACAGTTGCTTCTAGCGTAATTGCTATTGCTGAATCACGTGCTGATTGCGTTGTGTTTGTTTCTCCACAGAGCACAAGCACTGGTGATTATATTGTTGCTTCTGGTAGCGATGCTACTAATGCAATCATTGCTTACCGTAATGCACTACCAAGTTCTTCATACGCTGTTATGGATTCTGGTTACAAATATCAATATGATCGTTACAATGACAGATACCGTTGGGTTCCATTGAACGGCGATATTGCTGGTCTATGCGCTCGTACTGACTATCAACAAGACCCATGGTTCTCTCCAGGTGGTTTGAATCGTGGTCAGATTAAGAACGTAGTTAAGTTGGCAGTAAATCCATCTAAGACTGATCGTGACAATCTTTACAAAGCTGGCGTTAACCCAGTTGTTACATTCCCAGGACAAGGTACTGTGATGTTCGGCGATAAGACTCTATTGGCTAAGCCAAGTGCGTTTGATCGTATCAACGTGCGTCGTTTGTTTATCGTTCTTGAGAAATCTATCGCAACTGCTGCTAAATTCCAGTTGTTCGAATTCAACGACAGCTTTACTCGTGCACAATTTAAGAATTTGGTTGAACCATTCTTACGTGATGTACAAGGTCGTCGTGGTATTACTGACTTCGTTGTTAAGTGCGATAATACAAATAACACTGGTGAGGTTATCGATAGTAACAACTTTGTTGCTGATATCTTCATTAAGCCAAATCGTTCTATCAACTTTATTACTCTCAATTTCGTCGCTGCTCGATCTTCTGTATCGTTCACTGAAATTGGCGGTGGTCAATAATAGAGATAAATAAAGGATAAAGGAGATAACAAATGGCAAATATTGCTGACTTTAAAGCGGTAATGCTTGGTGGCGGTGCACGTCCCAACCAATTCCGTGTTGAACTATCATTCCCATCATATGTTACTGGCGGTATCGTAGCTGGTCAGCAAGCACAGTTCTTGTGCAAAGCTGCTCAGTTACCTGCTTCTACTGTAGAGGACATTAATGTCCTTTACCGTGGTCGTCCAGTACACTTTGCTGGTGAGCGTACTTTCCAACCATGGAACATTACAGTTTATACTGACACTTCTTTCAACATCAGAAATGCTGTTGAGCAGTGGCAAGCTGGTATTCAGAACTATGGTACAACTACTGGTCGTACTAACCCACGTGACTATCAGGTAGATTTGAATGTTCATCAATTGGATCGTAATGGTGCATCTGTAAAGATTTACAAATTCACTGATGCGTACCCAACAAACATTGGCGCAATTGCTCTTGACTATGAGCAACAAAACCAAATTGAAACTTTTGACATTGAATTTACTTACAACTACTTCACTAGCAACTCTACTGAAGGAAATAGTTTCGGAGTTAATGTTTCTATTAATACACCTATTGGTTCGTTCCCAGCCCAAACTTAATTTTGGTTGAAATTTAATTATGCAGATTTTTGGCTTTGAAATAAAACGAAAGAATGAAAAATTAGATGTGGGGAGTGTAATAACTCCCCCATCTGACGATGGTTCTACTGTAGTCGCCTCAGCCAGTGCCTATTATGGCATGGTTATGGACGTCGAAGGTGTCGTTAAGAATGAGAATGATTTAATTCGCAGATATCGCGAGGCAGCACAATATGCTGATTGCGACGCTGCAATTGAAGACATTGTCAATGAAGCCATTATCTCTGATGAGCATGAACAAACTGTTAAAGTAAATCTAGATACGCTGAAAGTTTCTGACGGTATCAAGAGAAAAATTCGAGATGAATTTGATCAGGTCTTGCGCCTGTTCAAATTTAATATTAAGGGACATGATATATTTCGTTCCTGGTATATAGATGGTCGTTTGTACTATCATATTCTCATTGATGAAAATAATATTAAACAAGGTATCGTTGAGATGCGTTATGTGGATCCGAGAAAGATCCGTCGTATTAAAAACGTAACTAAAGAACGTAGTCCTGGTGGTGTTGAACTTGTAAAGAAAGTTGATGAATACTTTCTCTATAATGATAAAGGGATTACTGAGCAATCAACACAAGGTGTTAAACTTTCGCTAGATTCGATTGTATTTGCACCTTCTGGTTTACAAGATGCTAATACTGGGATGACATTATCCCCATTACACAAAGCAATCAAACCAGTAAACCAATTAAAGATGATTGAAGATGCGGTAGTGATTTATCGTATCTCTCGTGCTCCAGAACGTAGAGTGTTTTATGTTGACGTTGGTAATCTGCCTAAGTTAAAAGCAGAACAATACGTTAATGATATCATGAACAAGTTTAGAAATAAAGTTGTTTACGATGCAACTACTGGTGAAGTGCGTGATGACCGTAAACATCTTTCAATGATGGAAGATTTCTGGATGCCTCGTCGTGAAGGTGGTAAGGGTACAGAGATTACTACTCTTCCAGGTGGCCAAAACCTTGGCGACATTCAAGACATCGAATACTTCCAGAAAAAATTATATCAAGCACTTAATGTGCCTATGTCTCGTATGATGCAGTCTCAGGGATTTAGCCTTGGACGTTCACAAGAAATTACTCGTGATGAGATTAAGTTTAGTAAATTTATTTCTCGTTTACGTAAAAGGTTTTCTGTGTTGTTTTCTGATACCTTACGTGTACAGTTAGTAGCAAAAGGAATCATTAGTGCTGATGAGTGGGAAGATATGACTCACTACATCACTTATGATTTCCAAGAAGACAATCACTTTAATGAATTAAAAGATGCTGAGTTGTTGACAAATCGTATTACTATTCTACAACAGCTTGATCCATACATTGGTAAGTACTACTCGTCGCAATGGGTTCGTAAAAATGTTCTTATGCAAACTGATGCAGACATTGAACAAATGGAAGGCGAGATGGAACAAGACAATGATGATAAGATGCAGCATGCTGAATTAGATGGAAATGTTGCTGGCGCACAACAAACTGCTCAGCAGAATTATGTTGTTAAAAACGCCATACCAGATCCTAATGAACAACCTCCTGCAAAATAAGGAAAATTTAAAATGAGTAATGTAAAAGATTTAATTGATGCAATTGCTACTGGCGATACTATTGGAACTGAAAGTTCTTTCAATGCTGCCATCGCAGAAAAGATTGCTGGACGTTTAGAAACTATGCGTGCATCTGTTGCACAAAATATGTTTAATACTCCAGAAACTGAAGTTCAAGGTGAAGAGAATGTCTGATCTAATCAACTCTGTATTAAAATCATTGGATCAAGCTAGCAGCACATCTAATGTGTTTTCCGAAATGGACAAAAGTCAGCCTAGCACTGGTCGTGATATTGAACAAAAGTCTGGACCAGACAAAGAAGCAAAGCCAATATCAAAAGATAAAATGAATAAAGATGCAGTTGACATGTTAAACAAAGCAATGTCCAAAGAAACTAAGAAAATGGATAACTGTTAATATGTACTACGGTCAGTTCTCTAAATCTGTACTTAACAAATCCACTGGGTTGGATGTTGTTGAGACATTTCGTTCATATGAAAATCTGATTCAGAGAACAGCAGATGATACAATTTATATCAATGATAGCGAAACTGATTTTAAAACGATTGAAGAAGCAAGAACATACATTAAAACAAAACAAACTTCAGATAATTTAGAAGAGACTGTCACACAAGAGGTTTATGAAGAAATTACAGCAAACCGTATAGCGAATATCATTAAAGAATATCACGATACCAAAGTTACCGATACTCTAATAGAATCATACGTTGAACTTGCTTCTTCAAATATTTTTACAATTGACCCAGTCGTTCAAGATATTCGTAAACTAAACAAACTAGATGTTGTAGTTGAAGGTAAGGTTCACTATGAACTAACCGATGGTTCCGTAGTTGCAATTAATGAGTCTACGCAAGAGTTACTAAATAATTTGTTACAAGACCAAAAAGAAATTATCGAGTACATGAGAGAAGGTAAAGAAAATTTCTTTCATGTGCTTGAACGTATAGAGGAACAATAAGAATGGCTGTCACTAAAACTATCATTAAAAATACAAACCAAGAGACCATCGTTAAAGTTGGTGGTACTGCAGGATCTGCTACTATTGCTTTAGCGACTGACTGCCTTGCAAGTACTCAAGCACTAGATGGTGCTACTCAAACTGCAGATATTGTTACCTGTCAGGTTACTGGTTTATTAACTTCAGCAGTTACTATTGTTAGGAACTCGGTTCCAGTTTTAGCATTTGCTCCAGAAAATAATGGTCTATTTGATTTTGAAGGACAGGGGCATAGAGATTCTATTGAGAATACTAAAGATCTTGTTGTTACCATTTCTGGTGCTGAGGCACATATCTATATCACTCTTCGTAAAATTGGTGGATACGCTACTAAAGTTGAACCAGCTACTTATGGTTCTTATGACGACACTACTCGTGTCGGTGCTTCAACTACTGCTTCTGGCTCTCCAGATAAGGCATAATCATGAAACTTATTAGAGAAGTATTAGATAATCCAGTTAACCTAGTTACCGAAAGTACAATCGGTAAAGGTAAGACTCACTTTATTGAAGGTGTATTCCTTCAATCCGAATTACAAAATCGTAATGGTCGTATGTATCCAGAAAAAGTTATGGATAAAGAAGTCGGTCGTTACATTAAAGAATATGTCGAAAAGAATCGTGCATACGGTGAACTTGGTCATCCAGAAAATCCACAGATCAATCTTGATCGTGTTTCTCACTTGATCACTTCGCTACACAAAGAAGGCACTAATTATATCGGCAAGGCAAAGATTCTAGAAACACCTATGGGTAAAATCGCTATCGGTTTACTCGAGGGTGGCGCAAACCTTGGCGTGTCTAGTCGAGCACTTGGATCCCTTCAAACAAATAATGAAGGTGTACAAATTGTTCAGGACGATTTTATGCTGTCAACAGCAGCAGATATCGTTGCAGACCCATCTGCACCTGATGCCTATGTACGTGGTATCATGGAAAGCAAAGAGTGGGTTTTCGTTGATGGAAAGTTTGTGGAAAAACATATTGAAGAAACTCAGCGATTCATTCGCAAAACTTCTTCACGTAATCTAGAAGAAGCGAAGATCCTCGCTTTTCAAAGTTTTCTGAGTAAAATCAGATAATTAATAAATAATATAGAACTATTCCAGTTAGGAGAAAAACGATGTCAATCGAACAAAAAATCGCCGAGATGCTTGCTGAATCTAATAAACAAAGATTAGAAGAAGCAAAACCAATGGGTACAGAGGGTGGTCAGAATTCCGCTAAAGGTAGCGCACAAGCTGGTGATCAATCAGTTATGCGCACTGCTACTAATTCTGTTCCTAATGGTGGTGAAACACCAAACCCAGAAAATGCTAAAAACAATGTAGACGACGAAGATGAGGCAGCAGGTGCTACATCTAAGAAGCCAAATGTTGCTACTGCAAAAGCAGAAGCTGGTGACCAGTCTCCAGTAGTTGCTGGTCCAACTGGTGCTAAGCCAAATATGAAAGAAGACGTTGATGCTCTTTTAAATGGCGAAGAATTAAGTGAAGAATTTAGACAGAAAGCTGAAACAATTTTTGAAGCTGCTGTTATGAATCGTGTTAAGACTGAAGTCGCACGCATTCAAGAAGAGAATGAAGTTAAACTTGCTGAGCAAGTTGAAGAAATGAAAGAGGGTTTGGTTGAAAAAGTTGATGGATATCTCGACTACGTTGTCGAGCAGTGGATGACACAGAATGAAATTGCCCTTGAGCATGGTATGAAATCTGAAATTCTTGAAGGTTTTGTATCTGGTATGAAAGAACTTTTCGTTGAGCACTATATCGATATTCCTGAAGAGAAATTCGATGTACTTGGTGCACTAGAAGAGAAAGTTGAAACCCTAGAAGCTAAGTTGACTGAAACAGTTGAGTCAAACATCGAGTTGAATAAAACTCTTGGTGAATTGAAGCGTACTGAATTGGTTCAAGAAGCTGCACATGGCTTGGCTGACACAGAAGCTGAAAAGCTAAAAGGTCTTGCTGAAGAATTAACTTTCGAAAGCGAAACTACTTTCAGAACTAAGTTACAAACTATTCGTGAAAACTATTTCACTACTAAGAAAGCACAAGCAGATGTTAAGTCTGTAGTTACCGATGCTCCTGTAGACACACTAACTGAAGAAAAGAAATTAGATCCAGTTATGGCTGCTTACACTAGTATCCTCAACCGTAATAAATAAAGGAAATCAAAATGACTATTCGTCAAGATCTCGTAAAAAAGTGGGCTCCAGTATTGGACCACTCGGGCGCAGCCCCAATCAAGGAACAGTATCGTCGTGAAGTTACTGCTGTTCTATTAGAAAACCAAGAAATCGAAATGCGTCGTGGTCGTGAAGCCATGGGCGAATTGAACGAAGCTGCTCCAGCTAACGCTGTTGGTTCTTATGGTGACACTGGCGGTTTCGCTAAGTTTGATCCAGTATTGATCAGCTTGGTTCGTCGTGCAATGCCACAACTTATCGCTTATGATGTTTGCGGTGTTCAACCAATGACACAACCAACTGGCTTGATTTTCGCAATGAAGTCACGCTACTCTACTCAAGGTGGTACTGAAGCATTGTTCAACGAAGCTGATACTGACTTCTCTGGTACTGGTACTCATGCTGGTTCTACTTGGAATCCATCTAGCAACACTACTGGTACTGGTAATACTACTGCCGCTGGTGAGCGTCTAGGCCAAGGTGGTACTAGTGATGGTTCTTTCGGTGCTATGGCTTTCTCTATCGAAAAGCGTTCAGTTACTGCTAAGACTCGTGCTTTGAAGGCTGAGTACTCAATCGAACTAGCACAAGACATGAAGTCTGTTCATGGTCTTGACGCTGAAGGCGAATTGAGCAACATCCTTTCTACTGAAATTCTTTCAGAAATCAATCGTGAAGTTATCCGTACTATCTACAAGACTGCTAAAGTTGGTGCAGCTGTTGGTACTACTACTGCTGGTACTTTTGACTTAGACACTGACTCTAATGGTCGTTGGTCTGTTGAAAAATTCAAAGGTCTATTGTTCCAAATCGAACGTGAAGCCAATGCTATTGCTCAACAAACTCGTCGTGGTCGTGGTAACTTCATCATCTGTTCTTCAGATGTTGCAAGTGCTTTGGCAATGGCTGGTGTTCTTGACTATGCTCCTGCTCTTAACACTTCTTTGAATGTTGATGAAGCAAGCACTACTTTTGCTGGTGTTCTAAATGGTAAGTATAAAGTATATGTTGATCCATATACTGCTAACC